AAAGCTCCATCTGCAGTCGTTTTAGATCTAGGATCTACCTCGATACTTTGCTCTGCAACCTTAACTTCTTTTATTTTATCTAGTCTTTGCATTTATGCTCCTTTTTTTACTCCTTTTATAACACCTTTGTTCTTAGATGCATAGAATATCTTTTCACCCTTCTTTTTTCCGTACTGTTTCTTCATAGATTTCATAATTTTTTTACCTTTTTTGTTTAATGGCATTAATTATCCTCCGTGATTACCGCTGCTTGCTTAACTCCTGTCTTTGCAAGGCTAACTCCAGCACGTAATTTTGCTAAATCTTCGTTTTGTTCCATTTTATCTTCTGCAATTTCACCTTGTTGCATTAATCTTGCTCTTGCAAGGTCAATTTGTGCCTCATCATTGTCTCTTTTTCGCTCATTTTCCATCGCACGAAGGTCAACTTCACGTGATTTTAGTTTTAAAAGAGGGTCATTGTCAAATTGTGATGTAATTTTCTTTTCTTCCTTCATAAATTCCTCTGTCATCTCTGCAATCAACACAGATTTTCTAGCTTCAACCTGATTTGTAAGTGCTTGAAGCTGCGCTTGCATCTGTGGATTAGTTGCAGCTTGTTGTTGCATCATAATCATCTGCTGTAATTGTTCTCTAAACTCTAATTGTACCTGTTCTTGAGCCATTAAACTAATATGTTCTAAAATATTTTTTTGTATCGCTGCCATAACTGCAGGATTATTCCTAACTATGTTAGTTGACATAAAATTTAAGTGAGCTGTGATGTGTGCTCTGTGATCTTGACCAGGAAAAGCTTGAAAAGGTTTGCCTGCTAATGCATTGATGTGCTCCATACTTGGGTCCATTGGTGCTGTTGGTGCTGGTGCCGGTAAAACCGCATCAACATTTTTTACACCTATTGCCTCGTACATATTTCTGTAGATTTGATACATATTATGTAGCTGTGGATTTGATGTTGCTATCTGCAACTGTGTCTGTGCAAGTGTTATTCTTTGTGACATCGAAAATATATTTGGGTCTGCAACTGGCACAACATCTACTCTATCATCAAAGTCAGCTTGTTTAACATTTCTTGCACCACCAACAACATCGTAAGGATACTCTGGTGGTAGGTATTGTGAAACTATTTTAGATAATAATTTAAATTCTTGTTTCATCGCTGCATAACATCTTTTGTGTATTGCGCTCATGACTCTTGAACCACGTTCTAGTAATGCAACCGTTGTACCAACTGCTGCTGCTTGGTTACCATCGCCCACTTGCATGTCAGCAATACTCGCGAACCTTTGACCAGCTTGAACAACGATACCAAGTAAATTTAATAATGTCTGTGATGGTTCTTTATACGGTAATGGAAAAAATGCATCACGTAGTGACCCACCTGGTGCATCTACATCTTTAAACTCACCTGGTTGTATTGGAGCTGCTTCGTCCCTAACTCTAACACCTCTTTGTTTAAAACCTGCTGGTAAGTTTGATAAAGTTCCTGCGTCTAATAATTGACGGAGAGCCGCCGTTGCCGTACGACTCAATCCGCCAATCATATGAATGAGTCCAAAGCCATAAAATCCTAGTCCTGGCAGAAATTTAAAATGGAC